TGCAAAGATGTGGTCAATATGGTTTTCACGCCGTATTTCAAGCAAACGCTGATATTGTTTGTGATTTTGTTGTTATTCGCTACTTTGTGGTGGTGGATGTGGCTTAGAGCGTATTTCAAAAGCAGGAAGGAGGATGATTAGGTATGGCTAAGCGGAAAGATACCGAAAATGACATAATCTTACAACGTAAAAAACAACGGGCATTTCTCACCGCTTACGCCACTTGTGGAGTCATCTCCAGAGCGGCAGAAGCTGCAGGAATTGCAAGACAGACGCATTATGACTGGATGAACAACGATCCGGAATATGTCGAAGCATTCAAGCAAGCGGAAGAAGAAGCGGCGGAAAGCCTTGAAGCAGAAGCGAGACGGCGTGCATTGGAAGGATGGGAAGAACCGGTTTATTACAAAGGACGCGTCGTCGGATCGGTGCGTAAATACTCCGACACGCTACTTATGTTTATGCTCAAAGGCGCTAAACCTGAAAAGTACAAAGAGCGGGCAGAAGTGAAGCATGAGGGAGAAATCAGCGTCCGCAAGCTGGAAGATTTCTTATGATCACGTGCAAACAGATCATTGATCGGCGGAAAGAATTGTGGGAAGAGCATCAAGACATTGAGCGAGACAAAGAATATGTCGAAGCCGTTGCCAATCACATCATCGAAAATCCGCACATCCGAAAGGAAATACAGGATAACCCGGATTATCTGATTGAGATGTGTTTTGTCGTTGTGGACAAGAACAAAGAGACCGTTCCGTTTTTCTTTAACCAAGTTCAACGGATGTTTATCGACAAGCTAAAGCAAGCGGTCGAGGAGTACAAAGCAGGAAAGCGGAAGCATCTTAAATTCTTGATTCTCAAAGGCCGGCAACAAGGATTTACCACAGCCATTACCGCTTATCAGCTTGCTTGCAGCTTGACCAAACGAAACTTTGCCGGATTTACGCTTGCCGATGATGCTGAGAACACGGAAACAATATTCGAGGACAAGGCGAAATTCCCATATAACCAATTGCCGGAAGTTTTGAAGCCGACAGAGAAATACAACAACCGTCGCGAATTTCACTTCGAGAAGCTCAACAGCCGTTGGAGAGTTGCCACAGCCGGCGGCAAAGGCGTAGGACGTTCTAAGACGCTGAACTTCTTCCACGGTTCGGAAGCCGCGTTTTGGGAGAATATGCAGGAAATTTTGACTGCCATCGGCCCGGCGTTCACGAAAGATTGCATACAAATACTTGAAACAACCGCAAACGGATTCAATGAATATAAGGACTTGTGGGACGATGACAACAATTGGGAAAACCTGTTCTATCAGTGGTGGTTGACGGATGAATATCGACTGCCGTTTGCATCCAGCACAGAGAAAAAGCAGTTTATCGCTGATGTTGAGAACCATGAACGCCACGAAAGCGAAGAATTGCGCAAAATATTCGCGAAGATCAAACACTTGCGCGATGTGGAGAAGCTGGATTGGGAGCAACTTCATTGGTATTTCGACAAGTGGAAGGACTTCAAAGAGGACTTGAACCAGGAATATCCATGCTACCCAGAAGAAGCGTTTTTGGCGACCGGCGCAAATGTGTTTGACAAAGAAAAAGTGACCAAGCGGATCGCCGTGCTGAAAAAGCGGTATGAAGAAAAAAAGCCAGTCCGCGGGTACTTTACTTGGCGAAATCAGGGCGAGCAAATTGCCGATCATTCTATCCGATTCGTCGAAGATCCCGGCGGGTTTGTGACGATATACAAATATCCCGAACCGAAAGTGCCGTATGTGATCGGCGGGGATGTGGCCGAAGGAGGCGCGGACTTTTCGGCGGGTCAAGTGCTGAACAACCTAACCGGCGAACAAGTTGCGGTTTGGCATGGACATTTGGACACCGACTTATACGCCAAAAACATGTATTGCCTTGGCAAATATTACAACGATGCTTTAATCGCAATCGAAATGAATTTTGACTTGCATCCGGTGAAAGAGTTAATCCGATTGAACTATCCGAAGCAATACCGACGGGAGAACATCGACACCAAGACGAACCAGAAATCGGATCGTTACGGATTCCGCACAACGTCGATTACTAGACCGGTCATTATCTCCGAGTTGATCAGCGTGGTTCGTGACGAAATCGAGACGATCAATGACATTCCGACGCTTCAAGAAATGCTGACGTTTGTGAGGAATGACCAGGGCAAGCCGGAGGCTATGGAAGGAAAACACGACGATTTGATTATGGCGCTTGCGATTGCACATAAAGCAAGAGAACAGCAGGACATGAAACTAACAGGATCAGCGGCATGGACAGCACAACCGGACGCCGACCGCAGCCCCGACTTCGACCTGGACGATGAAGAAGAATATTCAAGCGCGAGTTCATTTTGGTGAGGTGTTATGGTGAAACGCAGGGTTATAAAAAAGTGGATGAATCGCTATATCATTCCCGAAATCAAGGGGTTGCCAATCGCGAAATATCGCGTCTTTTTTGTTGAATCGGAGACAGGGAAAGAAATCCACGACGAAAGCGAGATCAATAGCCTCAAGGCTCAGGTGATCAATAATGCCTACAAGATTATTGATGGGCATATTGTTCCCGAAGGAAACTTGGTAAAAAGGGAAAGAAACAAACGACAAGCTTTTGAACGAACAGCGCAAATTATCCGTGAAATTAAGCAAAATCACCGGTATGTCTTTGTCCGTTCGTACCCTGAATATAGATTCGGATACCTGAGAATTAGACTTTTGACGGAAGAGGTGACACAATGACCCTGTACATTGCCTCTATCGCCGTTTTAACGGTCGTCATCATCATGCAGAGCGTGATCTTTTACATGTTGCACAAGTCCCAACAGCGCACGATTGACGCGCTCACAGACAAACTCATGGTGCGGATGGGACACCGGGAATACCGGGAACCGATGCTGATGGAAGAAGAAAAGCCGAAGCGCAAGCCGATGAGTTTCTTTGATGACCCAGATATCGAGGATGAGGCCGTGAGTTAGCGGCTTTTTTATTTGCACAGAAAGAAGGTGAGCAAGTGGCCATCATCAACAAAATCAAAGGCATCTTTACAGGCGAGGACTCGACCCAACAAGAGCCGATCAACACGCCGGAACAGCAAAAGCTGGTGTCCATGGTGATGCAAGACTACGCCGTTTTCAAAGAAGCGCGTCAGCCGATCGAACCGATTTGGCGGCAAGAACAACGCTTTTACATGGGCGATCACTGGCACGGACTGCGCCCGGAAAGCGTATCGAAATTGCGTCCGAACAGCGTGGATAACATCGCGTGGAGCCAGATCGAAAACATTGTATCCAAGCTGACGGGCTGGATGCCGTACCCGGAGTTTGAGCCGCAAGAGTCTGGAGACGACGAAAAAGCGAAGAACCTGAACGATTACATGCCGTATGAACTGCGGTGTATCAAGTTCAAACAGAAGCACATCCGGGCCGTGCGTCGATTCGTCATTCACGGGCCGTTGATCTATAAAACGATATATGACCCGACCGTGGAATTCGGCAAGGGAATGCACAAATACATCGGCCAAAACGACATTATTCCCGTCGATTTGGGCAGTTTCTTTCCTGATCCACGTATCCGAGACTTTATTTATCTCCAGAAGGGAAAAGCGCACATCATCCATACGCGGAAACCGATTGAGTATTTCCGCGAACGCTGGCCGAAACAAGGGAAAAAGGTCATGCCGGACACGCTTTCCGAGGACGTGCATATCTTCGACGAAAACGAGTATTCCATGACCGCGTTCAATACGACTTTGGACAACGGCACCTACGACCCGAACACGGACAGCCAGACCTGCGGACTCATTGAATACTGGTACAGGGGCGTGCCCAAGTATATGAGTCCCGAGGACAAGCGCTTATTCCGCGAAATGGGCGACGAAAAACTGGCGAACGGCATCGACCCTTCCGAATGCTACGCCAAATCTAAGGGAACAGCGGAAGGCATCCACTGCATTTACATCTCGTCTGACGGCGTGTTTCTCGAACACAAGGCATATGTGTACGATCACGGTCAATATCCATTTGTGGCGCGCACGCTTTTCCCAGATGAACAATCTGTCTGGGGCAAGGGTTTTATGCGCGACATGATCAAGCCGCAGATTATGAAGAACAAGTTCGCGGAGATTGCTGTCGAGACGATGGCGAAGCAAGGCAATAGTGCGATCGTGTATGAGGAAGGCGCGATCACGAAGCCGCAGACGTGGAAAGAACAGCGGAGCTTGCCGGGTGCTATGCTTCCCGTGGCAAACGGTCGCATGAACGACTGGAAAGAGTTGCAGGGCGTGAATGTGCCCAATACCGTTTTCAACATGCTCCAGTATTACGATGAGATGTTGCAGAAGATTCCGGGTCAATTCGACAGCGCTAACGGCATGGCGAATCCGAACGTGACAAGCGGCGAACAGGCGAAAGCGCTGATCAATGCGGCTTCCATACGTCTTAACCTACCGGCGGAAATCATCCAGGACGCGCTCGAAGAAGTGTTCATGCAGTATATCGAGTTGATGGCACAGTTTTACACGGATGAACGTGTCGGACGTGTAACCGGAAAAATGGTCAGCATGAGCCGGAATAAGATTCTGAGCTATGCGCCGACCATTTACCGATTCACTGACCCGACGACAGGCGAGGAAATCGAGCAGACCGTTTACGAGGAATACGTGCCGAAGTTAGATATTCGCGTGAACATTTCCGTGGACAGGCCGCATGATCGTGAGTATTGGGTTCAGCTTGCGTTCAACCTGTTGCAGATGAAAGACCCGTTGACCGGACTGCCGATGATGGACGGCGAAGGCGTAACGTATGCGATTGATAACGGACGCCTGGAGCCGTTCGAGAAAATCCGGGAGCGCATTGAGCAGAAGGCCGGTCTGATGCAACAGTTCCAGCAGATGCAGATGCAAATACAGCAAATGGGCGCGACGATCCAACAGCTTCAACAGGCGCTTGGCCAACAACAGCAGGCGAACGTGCAAGCGGAAGCGGACTTTCTCAAAGCGCGGACGGAAGCCGAGCGAGAACAGTTTAACCGCGCGGCACAGATGCGGAAATTGCAGATCGACGAGGCCAACGCCATGGCGAAGATTGCGGGGGTGAGGTAATGGGGAAAATCATTCGATTCAAAACCCCGCAAGATAACATGATAGAAACCCTTGAATTTATTTTGGGAGAGGCCAAAAACGGAAACATTCAGTCCTTTGCATTCGCGGCAAAGTTGACGGACGGTACCATCGGCACCTCATACTTTAACGCCGATGTAGGAACGAAGCAAGAACTGCTTGGGCATATCCAAGTTGACATCATGTACCAGGTCATGGAAGCGAATATGGACAAATTAGTCGAATGGGTGTGAAAGTATGCCGCTAAAAAAGGGGAATTCGCCGAAAACGATAAGCCAAAACATCCGTAAACTTCGCCATGAAGGCTACCCGCAAGATCAGGCCGTGGCGATTGCCATGAGCAAAGCGGGAAAATCCAAGAAAAAGAAATAACGTGCCTTGAATGAGACTTTCAGGGCACGTTTTATTTTACCAAATTCAGCCGCCTGCCATAGCGGCATATCGAAAGGAGAATCCATATGAGTGAAACCGGCAGCCAAACCGTAAACACTCACCAAGACGATTCTGTGGCGATTTCAGACGCTTTTGAGGCGTTCGGTATTCCGATGCCCGGGAGCGAAGAAGACGCCGCAGAAACGGAAACGGAGAGCGCAGAGAGCGCAAATGAAAACCAAGACGCAGGTGACGATGCTCCCGCCACAGAGCAGACGGAAACCGTGTCTGAGCAACCGAAAAAGCTGGTTGTGAAGTTCAACAAACAGGAAATCGAAGTCGATGAAGCGCAAATCCCCGAACTGGTGCAAAAGGGGCTTGCACTCGACAAGGAACGCGAACGCAAGTCCGAGTATCAGCGGTATCTGGATGAAGTCGCCAAGCTTCAGGGGTACAAAGATCACGAGGACTTGATCGCAAACCTTGAAAAAATCAAAGCCGAAGCCAAACAGCGCGAAGAAGACCAATTCAGGCAACTGCGCGAGGATTTGCGCCAACAGGCCGAAGATGCCGGGCTTGATCCTGAGAAGGTGGAACAGTTCATCGAAAACCATCCGTTGATGAAGGAAGCCCGCCGCATCAAGGCCGAAAACGAAGAACGCGCCAAGATCGAGCAACAGCTTCGGCAACAGCAAGAAATCCAACGACAATGGGCCGAACTGTATGAAGCGTTCCCGGAGATCGTGGAGGACGCGAAAGCGTGGACAAGGGGCGAAACACCGTCATTCTACACGCCCGAAATGCAAGCGTTGGTGGAACGTGGGTATCATCCCCTGCACGCCTACAAGCTGGCGCACATGGACAAATTGACTACGCAAGCGAAAGAGCTTGCCAGACAAGCGGCAATCAAGGAACAAATGCTGAACAAGCGCAGCCAAGTCGAAACCGACACGGGCGGCGACCTAGAACCGGAAGCTCCGGAAGAACTGAAAGAAGCCTTTGCCTTGTTCGGTCTTGACCCGAAACTGGCCAAAAAGTACGCAAAACGATAAGGAGGAATCAACCGTGGGATTCAAATTCATTCACAACGATTACGGCGCACCGCCGACGAGAATCACGCACATCCTTTGCACCAACAGCGAAGCCTTTACCGCCGGGGAAGCGGTGAAGTTGGTCAACGGACGTTGGACGAAAGCCAGCGGCGCGGACGTTCCTGCCGGCATCATCACGCACAACGTCACCGCAGGAACGGACAAAGAAGCGGAAGTGCAATTGATCCGCGAAGGTGACGTGTTTGAAGCGCCTTATGAGGGCACGCCCGCAGGCGGTTTTGTGCCGGGCGCAAACGCCGTCGCTCTCGACACAGACGGACTTGCCGTAGATTCAGCGACGGTCACCGGCGGCGCAATCGCCATTCTGTCCGTCAACACCGACAAAGCAACATGTCAACTCAAATTCAAGTCGCGGCAATTGAGCTAAGGGAGGGACGCTGAATGCAAACGAAACTGAGATGGGACGCGAAAGTACTCGAACCGATTTTTCGCGAACTTGTTCGCATTGAAATGACCAAACGCCCGGACTTTATCGAAAAACTGTATGGCGTGGAAAACTCCACGAAAGACACGGAGAGCCTCGAATCCATCGGCGGAGAAGGATTGATGGAAGAATGGGGCCAGTCGAACAATCAGGTGTACTATGCCGACGTGGACGAATTGTGGCAAAAGTACATCAAGAACAAAAAGTTCTCGCTGGGCCGACAGATCGACCGCGACCTGCTGGACGACCTGAAACTGACCGCCATCAAAGACCGCCTGAGAAGCTTGGGAACCGCCGTCTACATGACGCAGCAGTACCAAGCCGTTGAAACCTACAACAACGCCTTTGCCACCACAACCGGCGTCGATTTCCGTGGCCGCACGTACAACGCCGCAGGCCCGGACGGAAAAGCCCTTTGCGCGACGGATCATCCGTACAGCCCTACCAATACCACGGATACGCAGTCGAACAAAGGCACGAAACCGCTGTCCATCGACGCTTGGGATGAAACGGCGGTTGAAATGCAAGGATGGGTGGACGACACCGGCAACATCATGGGCGTGTTCCCGGATACGCTGTTGGTGCATCCGTACAACGCCCGCAAAGCGTTCCAGATCGCCGGTTTGCCGGGGAAAGAAGCACCGAAATATGAACCGGGAAGCGCGGACTTCAACACGAACGTTTATGCTGTGTACAACGGAGGAATTACGGTCATTGTGAACCCGTTCCTGAAAAACAAATTCTACTGGTTTGCCATCGATTCAAGCCGCATGACGCG